GTATGACTAGTCCAGTTTAATTGTGTTCAGGGACACAGACATTGTCGTCTCTATGGAGACGCTTGTGTGTGTGACGACATTATTAATTATTTTCGGGTGTAGAATACACCTCCCATTATGGGTAAAAAATATTCAAAATCTCGATTTAGAGGACTCAATAAAGAGAATAAAATTCGCTAATATTTACTAAGTACTTACTTTTATAGTAAGCGTAAATTTAGTGTGAGTTGTACACCGTGTGCAACGAGATTTTACACGGTATTATTTAGGCGCTCTCCTGGAGGAGAGTATGAAGGATCAATTTAGAATCAATATATAGGATTCAAATAACAGTTTATTCTGAGATTAGAAAGAACGATTATGATGAAACTTTCAAGATAAGAAAAACAAGGCTTTATTGCTTTTGCAATTTAGTTTAAGTGTGTGTGTGAGACTAGAGTACTCGACACGCTTTCTTGTTATCACTTATTAGTTAGGAAAAGATTTATAATTCAGTAATCTATTTTGATGATACAGGAATTGTATTTGAATGTATGGCGATTTGTTTGACATTGTTCAACAGGTTATAATCCAATTGAAACCAACCTAAAGTGTGAATAACACGGGTTTTAGTATTGGCAAATGTCCTTAGGTTTGCAGCCTTTGGAGTCCTAGTATAGGATAAATTCTCGCTTCTAAGAACCAATCTTGGAGTACGGGGGACTCGCAGTCAATGCCCCCATCTCACGTTGTGCCTGACAACAGAAAACAGGAAGAGCAGGAAGCTCGAGCTTTGACAATTGAACAAGAATTGTCTGAGTTTGCACGTATGTGCAATGTATTTGATGACGAAGCTGAATACGACTTTTGTTGTATTGAGCGTTCCACTCCAGCAGTTCGATTTGCGGAGAAGATCAATTTATTGGAGAAGCAACATGCTATCGCTGAGGAAGATCGCGATGGCGACGGTTTTTATACTTTTGAAGATTTATCTCCAAAAGAAATGAACCGTCAATTATATGAAACGCATAAAAAAGGAAGGAAAAACGTTCGAGAACAGCGTCGGTTTGCACTGCGACAAAAACTACGCAAACATAACGAACGAATGAAAAAGCAAATTTCACGACAGGAGGTTAAACCTCATAGTGAAGAAATTCCTTCTGATGAAGAACAGAGTCTTCCCTCTGTTACTTCAGAGTCCATTGCAGCGCGA